ATATCCTCGGCCTGTTCGGCGATATGATCAACGGCATCCTCAGCGTGTTCGGCCTCGCGAACCAGAGCGGCGGCGATCTCTTCGTCAACCTCGTGAAGTTCGCGGCGGGCGCGGTCAAGGGAATCACGGCGGCTCTCGAAGGTGTGTTCAAGCTGATGTCGCGTGGTGCGGCGTTCATCATCGGCACGTTCATCGGAATCGCGGACACCGTCGCCCTCGCATTCCAGAAGGCTTTCGACATTGTGCTTGACGCTTCTGCGGCAGTCGTCAACGCGCTTATCGACGCCTACAACTTCCTGAACGTCTTCTCGGACGATCTTGAGAAGGTGGACTTCACCGCTGGCCCCCGTGGCGCGGATCGCGAATTCCAAGACGTGCTCGCCAACGCGCAAGCCGCGGCGCAGCGCGCGGAAGACGCTGTCGGCAAAATCTTCGATCCGATCCAAGACGGCGCGGACAATGCCGCTGCCGCCGTGATCGCGTTCGCTGAAAAGACCTCGAAGCGTTTCGCTGATCTCAAGGCGGGTGTCACCGACATCATCACGCCGCCGTCTACGCTCGACACGGTCCCCGGCGGCAAGGAAGTGCTGCCTGCGGAACTCGTACTGGATGCGAATGACCAGCGTCGCTTCGACAGCTTCAACCAGCGTCTCCAAGACCTTCGCGAATTCGCCTTTGACGGAGCGGAGGGTCTTCGCGAGCTGGAGAAAGCGCAGAAGCAATACGATCTTCTCATCAAAGACCCGGAGATCGCGAAGGTTCTGAAAGATCGCGCCACGCAAGAGACGGAGTTCGGAGAGCTGAAGTCCTTCTACATCAACAAGGCATATGAAGACCTTCTCGTCGCGAACAAAGCCGAAGCGGAAGCCGCTCAAATCTCGCTCGATCACTATGCCGCGCGCCGTTTGCTGGTGGGCGTCATAAAGGATCAGAACCTCGTCACGCCTGAGATGGTGGACGGGCTCGCTGCCGTTTTGAAGAACGAACGCGAGATCAAGGCAATTCAGCAAGAGAAAGAGAATATCCTCTCTTCGCTGACGCGCAAGTCGAACGAGTACAACACGGCGCTCGCGGCGACCAATCAACTTCTGGCCGAAGGTCAGATCAACGAGGGTACGCAGAAGCGTATCCTTGGAGAGACTGAGCTTGGTCGTCAGGGCCAAGAGATCGACCAGTTCATCGGCGAAAACTCGACCAACCCCGACGACAAGATCGCCGCGGAGATCGAAGCCCTTACGCTTCAGGCGGAGGTTCGTCAGTCGTTCCTGCAAGAGATGTACGACGCTGAACTCATCCAGAAGGAAGAGTTCGAGATGAAGAGCACGGCGCTCACGGACATCTACGAGCGTCAGCGCACGGAACTCCTGATGGAGAGCCAGCGCCTCCAGTACGCCAGCGCCTCTTCGGCGTTCGGCGAAATGGCGGAGCTTTCGCTCGGGTTCGTCAAGGAAAGCTCGGGCATCTACAAGACCCTGTTCGCGCTGTCGAAAGCCTTCGCGATCGCGGACGGTGTCATTAAGCTTAACCAAGCCATCATGAACGCCTCCGTCTCGCTGCCCTTCCCGGCCAACCTCGCGGCCATGGCGCAAGTCGGCGCGGCGGGTCTGCAACTGCTTACGTCGATCATGGGCGCTGCGCCTCCGCAAGCGCTGGCCGATGGTGGCTGGGTGTCTGGTCCGGGCGGTCCCCGCGACGACGCGGTTAACGCCGCGCTGTCGAATGGCGAGTACGTGGTTAACGCTGCGGCGGCTTCTCGGAACGCTGACCTTCTCGAAGCGATCAACTCCGGTCGATTTAATGCTGGACAAGCTCCGTCCGGTATGACATTGAACCTGACGCAGAACATCAGCGGCGTCACGGATCGCGAAGGCTTCCGCCAGTCGGGTCGTCAGATCGCTGAGGATACTGCACGCGCGGTTGAACGCGCTCGTACACGGGTGAGCTAATGTCGTTCCATAACGTCCGTCTGCCGGTAGATGTTGAGCGCGGGGCCAAAGGCGGTCCCGGCTTCAACACGACTGTCACCCCGCTCCAGTCCGGCAAGGAACAGCGGAACATCAATTGGGCGCAGCAACGCAGCGTCTACGACATCTCGTATGGCATCGGCACCGTCCAGCTCTATCAGGACATCACGAAGTTCTTCTACATCCGGCGTGGCAAGGCTTACGGCTTCCGCTTCAAGGATTGGGCCGACTACCAGATCACGGCTGGCGTGATCGGAACCGGCGACGGCGTCGAGACTGATTTCCAGATCGTCAAGGTCTACAGCGATGACGGCGGCTCCTACTCCCGCATCATCTACAAGCCTGTCGCCAGCACGGTTCAGGTTTACCTGAACGGCGTTTTGCAAACCCTGACTACGCATTACACGCTCGACGCAAACACGGGCATCGTCACATTCCTGACGCCGCCGTCGAATGGTGTGGTCGTCACCGTGACTTGCGAGTTCGATGTGCCGGTGCGCTTCGATACGGACACTCTCCAGACGACGATGCAATGGGTTGAGGCCGGTCAGGTCCAGTCCATCCCCCTCGTTGAACTCCGGCCCGAAGACCTTGTCTAATGCGTACAGTCCCCTCGCTTCTCGCGACCCATATCGACGGTGAAGTCACGTCGCTCGCGACGGTCTGGAAGATCATCCGCAAGGATGGTGTGACCTTCCGCATGACCGACTGCGACATTCCGCTGACGGTCAACGGCGAAGTCTATTCGGCGATCAACTCCTACCAGCGTTCCGCCGTCGATACTGAGCTTGGCCTGAAATCCGACAACATGGAGATCAGCGGGTTCTTCGACGACGCCTCCATCACGCAGGAAGACATTGAAAACGGGCTCTTCGACTTCGCTGAGCTTCGCATCTGGATCGTCAATCACCAAGACCCCACTCAGGGCGTCATCGCACTCATGCGTGGTCGCCTTGGGGAATTCGAGCACACTGAGGAAGGGCTGTTCAACGCCACCTTCCGGTCGATCGCTGAAGCCTTCCGCAACCGCATCGGCAAGAAAGTATCGCCGACGTGCCGGGCACAGCTTGGCGACCGTTTCTGCAAGGTTCCGATTCAGCCTGATCTCGTTCAGCGTCAAAAGTCGTATTCAGTGGGCGACTTCGTGCGCGTGCTCACGGACGCTTCCGGCATCAACACCTATACGATCCCCTTCATCAATCCGGGCTTCGAGAGTGCTCTCGGTTCGGAATGGGTCGTCGTTCAGGGCTTCGTCACTCGCAGCACGAACCTTGACGGCATCGGCCCGCGCACGGGCTCTCAACTTCTCCGCGGCAACACCAACGGCGCGACCAATCAGGTTGAGCAAGTGGTCGCTCTTGAGACGCTGGTCACTGGCCTCGACATGGACTTGGTCGATACCGGACGGGCGACCATCTCTGGCTCCGCGTGGGGCCTGTCCAGCACTCTGACGGCCATCCCCAAGGGACGTGTCGTCTTCGAGATGCTTGACGCCAATGACGATGTGACGACCGTCCTTCTCGATACGGACTTCATCACATTCTACCCGCAACAGACTTGGGTTGAGAACAGCTTCGCCGACAAGATCATCCCTCCGCTTTCGCGCAAGGTCCGGGTCACGCTCTGGATGCAGCGCGATCCGGCTGAGCTTACGGCGGACATCGCTTTCGACGACATCCGCGCGGAGATCACGACCTACGACGACGGTCTTGGCTTCCAATCCAGCTTCGAGAACCGCATCTACGAATGCACGACCGCTGGCGTGTCGTCGGCGACCCAGCCTACTATGGACACGACTGTTGGGAACACGACGACGGACGGGACAGCGGTCTGGACGGCTCGCGAGGCTTTCACGCGCCACGCCACGGTAGCGTCTGTCACGGATCGCGCCAACTTCACGATCACTGTGACAGAAAGCCGCGCTGCCGATGGATGGTTCTCTGACGGCCTGATCACGATCGAGAGCGGCGCTAACCGCGGACGCTCCATTGAGGTCAAGGATTGGACCGATACCGGCAACGTCGTCGAGTGCTTTCTGCCCTTCGCCTTTGACCTTGAAGTCGGGGACCAGTTGCGCATCTCGCCGGGGTGTGACAAAACGACGGTTCCCTGCCGCGCCAAGTTCGCCATCACCGGATCGACGAACTTCGCCAATGGGAACGTGAAGAACTTCCGGGGTGAGCCCAAAGTTCCGCTCGAAGAACAAACCAAGATGAAGTCGGTCACGGCCCTGATGCCGCGCGTCCCGGCTTCGCAGAACACAGGTGGAGCCGCTAACTAATGGGCCTTCGGCTAGGGTTTTCCAAAGTCACCAACGAGATCGGCAAACAGGAATCGTTTGCCGTCACGGGGACGTATGGACAAAACATCCCCTATGTCTTTGGCTCCCGGATCGTCGAAGGCAAG